GCTGGCAATCGCTGCCGGCCAGAGGAACATCTGATGGCATTCCTGAACGTTCGCTTTCCTGAGTGCTTTTCCTACGGCGCGCAGTTCGGCCCGATGTTCAAGACCGACGTGGTCGTGGTGAACAGCGGCTACGAGTCGCGAAACCGGATCTGGCAATACGCGCGCATCATGGCCGACGTGAGCCAGAACGTGAAGACGCTCTCCGACTTCGAGACGCTCCAGGCGTTCTTCAACCTTGCGGCCGGCAAGGCGAACGCATTCCGCGTGAAGGACTGGACTGATTACGTCGTGCCGCTTGCCCGTGGCCTGCTCGGCACCGGAGTCGGCAGCGGAGAGCCTGCTTATCAACTTGCTAAGCGCTACACGACCGCAGCGCAGAACTACGACCGGCCCATCACGCGGCCGGTGTCGGGTCAGGTGGCGGTGACGCGCAATGGCACGCCGGTCGTCATCGGGCCGAGCGCTGGACAACTGCTCTCGATCAACGCCGACACCGGCATCGTGACGTTCCGTCCCGACGCGACATCAAACGTGACCAACGCAACCGTAGGCGCGACTACAAGCGTGACGCTGGCAAGCAATCCCGGCTCGCTTGTGGCCGGCCAGCGGCTGTATCTCACTGGCTTCACGGGCACGGCATCGGGGCTGCTCAACAATCGCTCGCACCTAATCAACAGCGTAGTCGGCGGGGCTTTCGTGCTGGCGACAAACACATCAAGCGGCACGATTTCCACGTTCGCCAGCGCGTTCGGCTTCAAGTATCCGCAGGCCGGAGACGCGCTCGCATGGGCGGGCCAGTTTGACGTCCCCATGCGATTCGACATCGATCAGCTCGTCGGCCAGATCATCGCGCCGAACGTGTATTCGTGGTCGAGCATTCCGCTGGTCGAGGTGCGCGATGAAAACAATTAGCGCAGGGCTGGATGCTCACCTCGGGCGGCAGCAGACCAGCACGGCGATATGCTGGCGCGCGGAGCTGACCGACAGCACTGTCCTCGGGTTTACGTCTCACGACCGCGACATCGTATTCCAAGACGTGACCTACCAAGCCTCAAGCGGCTTTGCACCATCGGCCGTGGCCAGCAACGCCGATCTCGCCGTGGACAACCTCGACATGGAGGGCGTTCTGCGCTCGCCGTCGATTACCGAGACCGACCTGCAATCCGGCCGCTGGGACTTCGCCAAGATCACCGTGCTGCTCGTCAACTGGGCCGACCTGACGCAGGGCGCGCTGACCCAGAAGGTCGGCACCATCGGCGCGGTGCGAGTCGAGCGCGGCCAGTTCATCGCCGAGCTGCGCGGCCTGGCGCAGCAAGTGCAGCAGGATCTCGGGCAGATCTACTCGGCAACCTGCCGCGCGAAGTTCGGCGACACCCGGTGCGGTGTCGCACTCGGCCCGCTGACGATCTCGGGCACCGTGACCAGCGTGCAGAGCGACCGCCAATTCACCGACACGTCACTGACGCAGGCGGCGGACTACTTCCGGCTCGGGCTGGTGAGCTTCACCAGCGGCGACAACACGGGCAAGGCGTTCGAGGTCGCCGCATTCGCATCCGGCGGCGTCGTCACGCTTGAAATGCCCGCACCGTTCGTGATCCAAGTCGGGAACGCGTTTACCATCTCGCCCGGGTGCGGCAAGCGTTTTGACGAGGATTGCAAGACGCGGTGGAACAACGCGATCAACTTCCGGGGCGAGCCGCATGTGCCGGGTGTCGATGAGATGGTGCAGGCGGGCGGCACATGATACGCGCCAGGATCATCGCAGAGGCGCGCAACTGGATCGGTACACCTTTCCATCATCAAGGCCGCGTGCGTGGCGTGGGCGTCGATTGCGCCGGCCTGGTGATCCGCGTGGGGCAGGAGGTCGGGCTGTCGATGCGCGAGGAGACCGGATACTCGGCCGTGCCGGACGGGATCGGCATCGTGCAATCCTGCGATGCCCAGTTGCAGCGCATCGACACCTACCAGATCGGCGACGTGGTCCTGTTCCGCTACGGCCAGCATCCGCAGCACTTGGGCATCGTCGGCGACTACGTCCACGGCGGGCATTCGCTGATCCATGCCTACGCACCCATCGGGCGCGTCATCGAGACCAGCTTCGATGCGATCTGGCTGCGGCGCGTCGTGCAGGCCTATCGCTATCCGGGAGTCGCGTAGATGGCGTCACTTGTTCTAGGCGCGGTCGGCTTCGTCGTCGGAGGTGCTATCGGCGGGCCGTGGGGCGCGCGCATCGGCTACGCTGTCGGCACGGCTGTTGGCTCCCGGATTGACCAGCCGAAAACCAACGTATCGGGGCCGAGGCTCAACGATCTGCGGGTGCAGTCGTCAACCTGGGGCGAGCGCATCCCCATCGTGTACGGCAGTTATCGCACCTCCGGTAACGTGATCTGGTCGGCAGGCATCCGCGAGGTCGTGAGCCGTACGCGCAATCGCGGCAAGGGCGGCGGCGGGCAGACGACGACAACCTACACCTACTTTTCCAACTTCGCGGTCGCGATTTGCGAAGGCCCGATCATCGGCGTCAAGCGCATCTGGGCGAACGGCAAGTTGTACTACAACGCGGGCGACAACGGGAACCCGGCAACGCTGATCGAGAGCCAGCAGCGGTCGGGGCTGTTCACGATCTACCTCGGCACCGAGGCGCAGACACCGTCCTCGGTCATCGAGGCAGACAAGGGCGCGGGCAACGTGCCAGCCTATCGCGGGCTGGCCTACATCGTGTTCGAGAATCTGCCGCTGGCCGACTACGGCAACGCGCTGCCGAACCTCGAGTTCGAGGTCGTGACGGCGGGCGTAATATCGCAAAGCGTCTGGGCTTCCTACGCGCTCGCATTTCCGCCCGGTGGTCGCACGGCGCGGCTGGCAAGCGACGGCTCGCGGCTGGTCATGTACGGCACCGAAAGCCCCGTGTCGAGTCAAAATGTTTCGTATTACTCCGACGACCGGGGCCTGACGTGGACTCAGGGGTCCATGCAAGTAACGCCTGGCTTAGGCGTCGTGCAGGCGGCTCAAGAGTTGGCCTACGGCGACGGGGTCTGGCTGATCGGCCAAAGCAACGGCGCGGGGCACTATCACCGCTCGACTGACGGCGGCGCGTCGTGGACTCGATTGGCCTACACCTCGACGTTCGCCGGCGGCAGTGTTGCGTTCGGAAACGGAATATGGGTTTCAATCTGGGGAAATTTTGCGCTGCGCTCGACCAATGGCGGCGTGACATGGACGCAGCATTCGCGCCCGAGTACGGGCAATCCGACGCATACCATCTGGGCCGGCGACCGGTTTGTCACGCTGAACAGCGGTACGACCGTGCAATGGTCAATCGACGGCACCTCGTGGACAAACACAACGACGAACAGTGGAGACAAGCGCGCAGCAAGCAACGGCGCGGGCGTCATCGTCGCGGTATACCCGGCTGTTTCGTCGCAGTTCTACACGCTCTCGACCGACAACGGCCAGACGTGGAGCATGGTGCAATTTCCAGGCGCGGCGCAAACCTACGTTGACGTGGCATGGGGCGGCGACCGCTTCGTCGTCATTGCGGGCGGAGCGGGCAACACGACGTCCTACTACTCACTCAACGGGATCGATGGCTGGACGGCGGTCACGCAAGCGATTACGCGCAGCAGCGCGCGACTGGCCTACGCTTTCCCATACTTCGTTAGCCTGCACTCAGTTTCTGCCAGTCAGGACGCGCAGCGGTACGCGAATTACAGCGTACTGACCGCGAACACCATCCCCGTCGCCAGCATCGTTGCCGACCAGTTCGCGCGCTCGGGCCTGACTAGTGGCCAGTACAACACCGCAGGCCTGATCGACAGCGTGACCGGATACCTCGTGCCGCGCGTGTCCTCGGCGCGGGACAACATCGCGCCTTTGCAGCAGGCGTTCTTTTTCGACGTGGTGGAGTCAGGCGCAGAGCTGAAACTGGTCAAGCGCGGCGGATCGATTGTTGCGACCATTCCCGATGACGACCTCGGCGCGCATCCGTTCGGGGCTGATTCGCCCGCGTCGGTATCGATCCAGCGAACGCAGGAAGTGGATCTGCCGTCGCGGGTGTCGGTGCGCTATGCCAACGCTGTCGGCGACTACCTGCCAGCCGTCGAGGCATCGCGGCGCATCGTTGCAGACTCGCGGCAAGAGGAGGTTCTGGAGCTGCCGATTGCGCTCACGCCGAATCAAGCCGCGCAGATCGCCGAGGTGACGATGTACAACCAGTACATCGCCCGCACCCGGTACACGGTCTCGACCGCGATCAAATACGCGAAGTACGAGCCGACCGACGTACTGAGCCTGCCGCTTGAGTTCGGCACGGCCCGGGCGCGCGTCATCCGCAAAGAGGAATCCGGCCCGCAAATCAACTGGGAGGCCGTGGGCGATGACGCGCTCATCTATCAATCGACGGCGGCAGGCGGCACGCAGCAGGCCTCGCAGACGCAGATCATCCTGCCGTCGTTGACGCGCACGGACTGGCTCGACATCCCCATCGTGCGCGATCAGGACAACGACGCGAGCGCGTATATCGTGCTGTCGCCGGAATCGAGCGCGGTGCCGTGGCGCGGGGCGGAACTGTTCGTGTCGCCAGACGATGCGGAGTTCGAGCAGGTCGGCCAGGCGTTCCAGGTTGCGGCGCGCGGGCAATGCTCGACGACGCTCGGCAACTTCACGGGCGGCAACATCAACGACGAGGGCAACACGCTGACCGTCGTCCTGACCTCGGGCACGCTCGACACCGTGACCGCAACGCAGTGGCTCAACGGGGCGCTGACGTGCCTGATCGGCAACGAGATCGTATTCGCGCGCGTGGCGACCCTGACCGCTGCGAACACCTACACGCTCTCGGGCCTGCTGCGCGGTCGGTTCGGCACCGAGCAGCACATCGGCACGCACGGCGCAGGCGAGCGCTTCGTGAGGCTGGCCACGGCCGGGACGCTGCGCCCGCCGCTGTCCGAATCCGAGATCGGCATCAGCTACTTCTACCGCGCGATCTCAGTCGGCCGCAGGTTTGACTCCGACGCATCGGAGGCCTACACATCGACTGCGGTCGGGCTGCGGCCGCTGTCTGGCGTCAACGTGCGGGGTGGTCGGCAGCACAACGACCATTACCACGTCTCGTGGGATCGCCGCACTCGGGTCGATGGCGGCTGGCGCTCTGGCGTCGATGTGCCGCTGGCCGAGGAAATTGAGGCATACGAGGTTGATATACTCAACGGGGTCAACGTCGTGAGAACCTTTCGAGTTTCGACACCGTTCATCGATTACACCGGATCGCAACAAACCGCCGATTTCGGCAGTCATCAGGCATCGATCTCGATTGTCATTTACCAGATGTCCAGCGCAGTCGGTAGAGGCTTTCCGCGCGCCGCGACCGTGACCTAGAGGCACCACATGGCAGACCTCGCAACGAACGTACCGCAGATGTCCCCGGCGCAGGCCAGCAAGGAAGCGACTTTCAACGCGCTGCTGGACGCGACCAGCCAAGGCCTGCTATTCGGCCGCAACTACCTGACCACGACGAGCCTCACTTGGGGATTCCTCGGCGGTATGATCTTGCTCGACGGTGTGCTGACCCGGATTGCCAATGGCACGGTCGCGCTGACCAACTCGGCGACGAACTACGTCGAGGCTACGCGCGCCGGCGTCGTAAGCGCGAACACGACCGGATTCACTGCGGGCCGAATCCCGCTCTATCAGATCACGGTCTCCGGCAACAACGTGACCAACTATCTAGACGTGCGGATGCCGCCGATCCCGACAGGGCGGCTGCAACTGGCAATGGCGAACGCCAATACGACGCTGACGGCCGAGCAGGCGCGAAACCGGATTCTGCGATTCACCGGCACGCTAACCGTGCAGCGAAACATCGTGGTCCCGCTGGCCGAGCAGGAGTGGATCGTGCAGAACAACACTACGGGCGGATTCGGCCTGCAATTCATCGGGCCTACCGGCACCGGGGTCGTAGTCGCCGCAGCCCGACACGCGATCATCTACAGCGACGGCACGAACGTCGTCCGAGTCACGGCAGACCAAGCGTAAGGGCGCACCATGAGCGAAATCAATCCTCGAGAATTCGGCCGGCTGGAGGCCGAGGTGAGCAGCCTACGCACGCAGGTCGCCGATCTCCAGAAAGACATGCGCGAGCTGCTCGAGCTGGCGAATCGGAGCAAGGGCGGGCTCTGGGTCGGCATGGGGATCGCGGCTGGTCTGGGCGGCGTGTTCTCGTGGATCGTTGGGCACCTGTTCGGCCGATGAGCCTGAGCATCACGCCCGAGGCAGTGGCGGCGCTGTACGACGCGCTGCGCCAGTTCCAGCCGTTCGCGGGCTGGAACCTGCCCGAGGCTGATGCAATCGAGTTTCACGTCGTGCGAACGCGCAAGGTCTACGGCACCTATCACTACGGCGACGACCATGCCATCACCGTGTCCGAGTCGGTCGTCGGGCACTGGGACACGCTCTCGCAGACCGTGGCGCACGAGATGATTCACCTGTACCAGGCCATGCGCGGCACGCAGTCGAAAGCCGAGCATAACCACGAGTTCCGGCGGCTGGCCATGCAGGTCTGCGCCGCGTTCGGTTTCGACGAAAGGTGTTTCTGATGCCCGCACCACTGATGACCGAAGAGGAATTCATCGCCGCGTGGGGGGCCTGCCCGTCGCCGGTCGCGTTGGCGAAACAATGGGGCTGCAACGAACGCAGCATCCAGCAGCGGCGGCGGCGGATCGAGGCATCGACCGGGATCAAGTTGCCCGCGATGATCTACAACGGCGTGAACCGCGACCGCGAGCATCGAGAGAACCCAGCGTTGCAGGCGCTGTACCAGTCGCCGACGCGGCTGCACCAGGACATGCAATCCGGCACGGTCATCATCTTCTCGGACGCGCACTATTGGCCGGGGATCGTCTCGACCGCGCACCGGGCGCTCGTGCATCTGGTCGCCGAGTTGAAGCCCAAGATGGTGATCGGAAACGGGGACATCTTCGACATGGCAAGCCCGTCGCACTGGGGACGGCGAGACTACTCACCGACGCCCAACGTGCGGCAGGAGATCGAGGCCTGCCAGGATCGGCTCAGTGAGATCGAGGCGGTCGCGCCTAAATCGTGCAGGCTAGTTCGCACCATAGGCAATCACTGCATCCGATTCACGCGCAAGCTGGTGACCGCCGCGCCGGAGTTCGAAGGGCTGCGCGGCTTTGCTCTGACCGACCATTTCCCGCGCTGGCAGGAATGCTGGAGCCTGCACATCAACCCGGACAGCGCCGGGTGGACTGAGGTGAAACACAGGTGGAAGGGTGGCATGCACTCGGCCTTCAACAACGCGAAGGACTCGGGCGTGCATTACGCGACCGGCCACGATCACGCCTTGAGGATTCAGGAGTTCACGAATCGGCGCGGAACGTGGTACGGCATGAACTCGGGCACGCTGGCCGATCCGGACGGGCCGCAATTCAGCTATGCGGAGGACAGCCCAGCGAATCACCGGTCGGGCTTTCTCGTGCTGACCTACCACAATGGCCTGCTGTTGCGACCGGCAGTGTGCAAGGTGATCGACGAGCATCACGTTGATTTCGAGCGAAAGGTGATCAAGGTATGACGCCACACTTCAGCAGGGCCGAGCTTCAATGCAAATGCGGCTGCGGCCTGGCGCAGTTCCATCCCGGCTTTCTGGATCACCTTGAGACGCTGCGGCGGGGCTACGGGCGATCTATGCGCCTGACCTCGGCCTGCCGATGCGCGGCGCACAATGCGAAGGTCAGCCCGCAGGCTCTGCTGCGGAGCCTTCACATCGGCGACAAGGAAACGCGACCGGGTCACAAGGGCACGCTCGCCGTCGATGTGGCGGTGACGAGCGAGGACAAGGGTGATCTCTTTGCCATCGCGTGGCGGCACGGCTGGAGCGTTGGCTGGAACCGGGGCTTCCTGCATCTTGACCGGCGTGTCGATATCGGCATGCCGCAGATCACTTTCGAGTATTGACCATGCTGCACGCACTCATCCCTACACTCGCGCCGATCCTCGGCTCGATCATCAAGTCGCACTTCCCCGACCCGGCAGAAGCCGCAAAAGCTGAGGCGGAGATGAACGCTCAACTGTGGCAGAACGCGCACCAGTTGAACGCCGCTGCCGCCGACATCATCAAGGCCGAGGCGTCGAGCGGCAATTCTCTGGCGTCGAGCTGGAGGCCGATCACGATGCTGGTGTTCGTCGGGCTTATCACCGCACGCTGGTTTGGCTGGGCCGCGCCAGAGTTGTCCGAAGCGGAGTACCTCA